GATCAAATCGTACGCGACATCCCCCATCTCCCATTCTTTGAATGGTATCTGGTCGACCCGCTCGAAAGCATCGTCCTCGTTGTGGGCCTCGACGATGATCTCGTAAATGACCACCGCCTCGATCTTATATGCTCGTGTCATTGGTTTTCCTCCAGATGTTTGGCGATCTTCTCCGCGATCTCCGCGACCTGACTATGCACGCTACAAATCCGTTGGAAGCAGTTGTTCTGACAGCAATGGCTCGTACAGGTCAAGACGGTCGCTACCGTCCATACCTACAGGGTCAGTTGGCAATTCAGGCTCCATACTTTTACGACATCCTTGGTGGAATCACCATTGAGGACGTTCCCAACCCTGATCCGATGCAACCGCCATACAAGGTTCGTAAGATGTATGTTGAGCGCACGGCTCAGTACGAAGCTGGCGAACGAGTCCAAGGTCGACTTGGCTCGGTCGTTGAACAAGAAAATCTCTCCATTGAGCGGATGTTAGACATCATCTTTGGAGAAAAGCAAGAAGCAACTCCTGCTACAAAAACGACAAACAAGAAGGATGGTAACTAAGGTATGAATACCTTGAATTGGTCAGACCTCATCAAAGAGGCTGGAGAAAACACATCATACGAACCACTTCCAGATGGTGACTATGATCTGAAAGTTGTTGAGGCTGTTGCTAAGCAGACTCAGTCTGGCAAGACAATGTTCTCGCTCAAGGCTGAGGTTCAGGGCGGCCCACACAACAAGCGTCTCGTTTGGGACAACTTGGTTGTATCACAGGAAAACCCAACTGCTTTGGGTATCTTCTTCTCAAAGATGTCGGCTCTTGGTCTTGGTCGTGACTTCTTTGACCAGGGTCCAACCAACGCTCAGATTGAGCAGGCTCTTGGTGGACGTAATTTCCGTGCTCAAATCGGAAGTCGTGTCTACATGGGAAGCAAGAAGAATGAGATTAAGCGTTACTACACTCTTTCTGCAAATCAGCCAGCAGAAGCCGCAGCTCCAGTTGCTGCACCTGCTCCCGCACCTGCACCTGCACCTGCACCTGCACCTGCACCAGCAACTGCACCAGCAGCTCCTTTCTAAGGATTCTGGTTTAGTTAGATTGCCGTCCAACTTAGGTTGGGCGGCTTTCTATCTGCACCATAAGATGTATAAAGTAGATAGGTTTAATTGTGAAAGTATTATTAACTGGCTGTAGTTCTTCTCAGTCTTCTCTACCCCTTAACGCAAGGCTTCCTACATTCTCAAGGCTGATTAACAACTCTCTTGAGTACGCAGGGCACCAGGTTGTGTGGGGGACACCATCGCTGTCAATGACAGAGGAGTACCTGAGTGGCTTTGATGCTGTAGTAGTTGGGCTAGCTCCACCTACGAGCGTCTCTGCCTATCGCCTATACGGTGCTTTATCCGTTATTGAACGGGCGAAGAAGGTCACAAAGGTTCGCTATCTAGTTGATGCACCAGAACCACACAGGATCTGGTCTGGCATTAGAGCAATTGCAAATAACCCAAGCGACCTAATTAAGGATTTCTACTCAAAGCGTCCAGAGTATGAAAAAGTCAGTGATCTAGAAGAGTTTGAAAGATTGTATTCTGTGGTTGTTGATTTGTATGAGGGCACTTGGGAAAAGACAATTGCTCCAGCATTCCCCTGGTCTACTGAATCTAATCTGACTGACTACATTCCGAACCTGAAGGAGAAATCAGTAAGTCTTCTTTGTCTAGACTCGGTGCTTCTAACGGCTATGCCAGAATCAATAGCTTCATACTTAAAAACTGATTCTGATTTCTGGGTAGCAAACCAGAGAACTCGTTGGACTGATAGGATTGATAAAACTATAGATAATAGAATTGACCCAATGATTGAAACTAAATGGACTAATAACTCAGAAGTTCTTTTAAAGATGAGTAATGCTGTTGGATCTCTTATTAGTACATATAAAAATAATGAACCTTGGTGGTCTGTAAATCTGTCTCAATCGCTCTATGTAAATACGCCAGTTGTGTCTGACTGGAGGCACACCTCATATCTAGGAGATTCTTGGGCGATACTGGCTCACCAAATTGAAGATATGACATATCAAGAAAGATCAACCCTTGCTGATACTCAAAAGGATGACTATATAAAATCAATACCAAACTTTGAAGAGTCTGTTGAAAGTGTTCTATCTTCCGTATTTTCAGAATAATGTAGTACTATTTAACTAGATTGGATGTGCTTAATGAGAGATTTCAACATTGACTTAGCCAAGTCTCAACTAGAACAAGCAAAAGTTCCAGCACAGGTGGGTATTTCTGTCATGGGACTACTTGAGTTCTGGATGACACTTGAGCATTCTGAAAAGAATGATCCGCATGTGGTGGAGATTTTCAGTAAGTTAGCAATGAGTATTGCCCTAGTTGATAACTCAGGTAATGAGATCTGGGAACAAGCTAGGTCTGGTTTTCTTAAGGTTGGTGACGAAGTCCGAGTTCGTCCCGATGCTTACTCTGGAGAGCTTGGTCAACTACACAACGGTCGTAGAGGGCGCATTGTTGGTGTTCGATACGGAGACATCATCGTGAAGACTACTGACGGTAAAGCACCAGTGCTTGATGGAAGTCACTACAGCCCGGACAAGTTGGAGAAATTGGTTGCCGTACTGTGAGCGTAACAATAACCGCTAGATTTAGTGTCTGCGGAAATAACTATGAAGATCTAGTTGAAGCTACTGAAGAAAGAATTTCAACATTTTTTGAAGTTAATATTTCTGATGTAAAAAAGAAGTTTAACTATGAACTAATTGTTGACGAAGGTTTAGATGTAACTAGTGAAAACGCCTACGAAGCAGTAGCCATAGTGAGGAAAAGAGATGTCTGAGGAAGTGACAGAGCAAGAGCAGAAAGTATTCCCACGGGTTGCAGCTCTTCGTGAAGCCGCTGGACTTATTTCTGGTGACAGAGACAAGCAGTACGGCGGTCCAGAAGAAAACTTCACCAGAATTGCCAAGATATGGTCAGTCATTTTGGGACAAGAAGTCCTTGCGGAAGATGTAGCAATGATGATGATTGGATTGAAAGTTGCTAGATATGCCGCTAGGTCAGGATTCCAACCAGACACTTGGGTAGATATTGCTGGTTATGCTGGTTGCGGTTATGAAGTTGGTAGTGTAGAAAGTTCTTAGTAACTCTCCTACTGAAAGGCTTGTTTTGTCTAGCGCAAAAAAACTAAGAAAGCCTTGGACTTTTGAGAGACCACTTTGTAAGGAGATCGGGGGAGAAGTATTTTTTATTGATGATTTTGATGATCCAAGGGGGATGGATACAAACAGTTCAAATGTTCAGATAGCCAAGAAATTATGTTCTAAATGCGAGCACCAAATAGAGTGTGCAGAGTGGGGGATACACCACGAAAGGTATGGAGTCTGGGGGGGTCTATCTCAGGTAGACCTTGCTGCAATAAGAAAGCGTAAAAATATTCTTTTAGAAATAGTTGATATACAGATATACATATAGACCTACCACCCGTCCACTAAAATATAGTTAACGGATATAGGAGGTCTGAGAGATGCCAGCAGAACAAGCACGCAGACTTATGCCCATATGTGAAGCCTGTTTCATTGAGGATCACACTCGGTGGGAGCCAGAAAGTATGGACGAAACCGGAAATGTAATGATGAAACTTATTGGTATTGATGTTCCCAAGAAGATAAACATTGACTCAGTAGAGACCTGCTGTATGTGCGGGGTAATAACAATTGCTGGAATCTTTGAGATGTTTAAGCCCTCAGAAGTCTATTTTTCAGAGAACTCAGAAATTGACAACAACTTTGAAATGTCCCTAGGGGAGCCACTAGGCGACAATGATGAAGGATTCTAGACCAGGAGAGTCTCTCTGGAATGAGTGGGACGGTTACGGATACCAAAACTCGCTCTTGTACGGGATTGTTTTTTACACAATAGATCACATCTCGTTAGAGAATGAAATAGTCCGTAGAGCTCTGGCATCTAATCTCCAAAGAGATGGAGTTGCAGATTCATTAGGAGATGGGTTTCGTCTGTTGGAGGCTGCCGTAGTGGGTTACG